GTCCCGCAGAGCCTGACGATAGGCTGTTTGCTCTGCCGTCATCGTGCGGTCTGCTACTGCCCACCAATCGGTTGCTGCTAATCTACGGTCACGCTCTTCACGTAATAGACGCATTGGTTCAGCTGCGATTAGTTCATCTCGCTTTGCTGATACTTCTGCATATGTAAAACCCCAGTCGGCTGGATTAGTACTTTCAATACCTGTTCCGCTAGAGTCTACTCCAACAATTTTACGAAACATTGAATTGAACTCTGCTTCACTGGTAGGTGAACCATGAATCACCCATTCTGTGACGCCTAATTCTTGTAATGCTACTGCGAAATCTGTCATTTGTTTGTTCCTTTTAACCACCGATTTCCATAAGAGTTATGGTCGAAATAGCTGCTTTTCCTGTGTTGTTATTATTATTGTTGACGCTTCTGTTAAAATAACAACCAAGGTAATTGTCATTGTTGACCCATAATTGATATGTCAACGCTGACGTCGATGCGGGACTATCCAAGTACTCATACGAATACGTCACACTTTGGTTGGCATCACTAGGTATGTAACCTAAAGGAAAACCTACTTCCTGTTGAGAGCCAGCGGCTGTTCCTACACCTATCGTAGTACCATTTCTTTTATAAAACCCGCCATAAGTAGTTCCAGAAGCACTGAAATTTAGAGAACTTCTTACTAATATTTTACTACTTGTGCTTGATGGAGTTATTGTCGCTGCAAAACCTGATACTGATGCGGCAGTTCCGTCTGGTGCGCTAACACTAACAGCGGTTGATACAACGGTTTGCACTGTCTGTAACACAGAACCACTAACATCCAGACCCAAGTCTGATGCAGTAGGAGTGCCACCTGAAGCATTCTGGATCGTATTAACTTTGATCGTGCTGCTCATTGGGCTATCTCCATTAAGGTAATATAGCTCACTGTTCGTGGGTCATAGCTTGTGGTGTCTCGATCCGTTTCTGAACGGTTGATATAACTACTTTCAGTACCATCCGCTCGTTTTGCTGATTGAACCTTATATGTTACTGAGCTTGTGGTTGATGGACTGTCTAAAATAGTGACTGCGGAAACTGATATAGCACCGTCACTGCTTGGCGGTAGGCTGAACGGCAACGCCGTTGTGGGTCGGTTACTAGCGGTAGGTGCTGCACCTATTTCAGTTGAATTTCTCATCAATCGGTTTGGTGCAGTATAAAAACCAGAATAACCCCACAATTGAACGCTCACTAGTATTTTACTAGATGAACTGGTTGGGGTGATTGACGCTGAAAGACCAATGTCAGAGAAGGTTGTAGATGTTATGGTTGATGTGCTGGTTTTAACTCCCTGCACCACCTGCACTACATGACCCGCCGACAAAACACGACTAGCTGTATTTGGTGAGAGAGTGTCAACGTATAGAGTGCTCATTGGGCTATCTCCATAACTGTAATTGTTGACGACCCAGCATGACCGTAAGCACTATTGTCAGCATTAGCGTATGAACCATTTAGAGAGAAACCAGCACCGCTTTGCCCTTTTACATATATCGTATAAGTTGTCGAAGCTGTCGTTGCTGGTGAATCTAAATAAGTAGCAGAGTTAGTACGAGATACATTTGAATCAGAATTAGGATATATCATGTATGACTCAATTCTGCTCCCCAACGTCTGAGTGGTGTTAGGGACAACTACAGTAGAAGTTCCCCTTCTAACTTGCCAGAACATTGAATATCCGTCTTGGGATGACCCTAATACGGTTGCTGAAATAAGTATTTTAGAAGAGCTTGAGGTTGGCGTTATACTAACCGAACAACTTGTGGCTATCATGGTGGAAGACGTGCTTGTAAGTCTAGAACCGTAATTTGTGCTCTGTACTTGCACCACATGACCCGGTGCAACCAATGTATTACCGCTTGCTAGTAATACTTTGTTAGCATTGGTTCCCGTAGACGGACCCTGTAAGGTCTGAACTGTTAATGTTCCAGCCATGTCATATCACCGTTAAGTTGCCGCTGACTGTGAGCGTAACCCCTGTATTTATCGTTAAAGGCCCAGCACACGACGCATTCTCGTCTGTTGCTATCGTTGTGTTCGTTGTCAGCGTTTGGTCGTTAATTCGGAATATTGCCGTCTCAATCTTTGTGCTGTCCGTTTGGAACTTAGTTGCTACAGCGGTGCCAGTCGTTGTAGTACCAGTGTTCGTCGTCGAAAGTTTGGAAGCCCCGTTATAATATAGAGCTACACCAGCGTTTTCAGTTGCATAAAGAACCCATTCATTTTGCTGGTCGTCATAAATACCAAAATTCGACCCGTCACCCATGAACGACGTTAAAGTTTCTCCAGAACTGTTTCCTATCTGGATGCCGCCCCACGAAGCTGTCGAAGATTGTATAAGCAACAAATCAGCACGGTCTGTAGCTTCTTTTAAACTAACTTGAGCACCTAAATTTAGTTGAGTGCCGTTTAAGGTTGTGAAGGTATCAGTGGCATCGCTTCGAAGGAACTGCGTACTATCAAGTCCGTCTAAAGTTCCAGCGTTATATGACGTTGAACCTGCAGGTCCAGTTGGACCTGTTGGACCCGTTGCACCGGTTGGGCCAGCAGGACCCGCAGGGCCAGCCGGTCCAGTAGGTCCGGTGGGTCCAGCTACTGTTGAAGCAGGACCTGTGGGTCCCGTTGGACCTGTTGGTCCCGTAGCTCCATCAGCACCTGCAGGGCCTGTTGGTCCCGTTGGTCCTGTTGGTCCGGTGGGGCCTGCGACGGTACTATCAGCACCTGCCGGTCCTGTAGGGCCAGTGGGTCCTGTGGCCCCTCGAAGGTCTCCAGTAGAGAACCCTAAGCCATCATTAGATGTAAATGTAACGACACCTGTTGATGTAGTGTAACTACCACCAGTGAACCCAGCACCAGTCGGGCCAGTCGGCCCTGTAGCACCATCACTACCTGGAGGTCCTGCACTACCAGACGGGCCTGGTGGGCCTGCTACAGTACTATCAGCACCTGCAGGGCCTGTTGGTCCCGTAGGCCCAGTAGCGCCAGTAGCACCACGTAAATCAGCTGTTGTAAAACCAAGACCGTCGCTAGATGTAAAAGTAACGATTCCTGTAGATGGGGCGTAGCTGCCGCCTGTGAAACCAGCTCCAGTTGGTCCGGTCGGACCAGTAGGTCCTGTCGGCCCTGTAGGTCCTGCTACTGTTGAGTCTGCTCCAGCTGGTCCCGTAGGCCCAGTAGGTCCTGTGGGTCCTGCTACTGTTGAATCTGCACCGGCTGGCCCTGTAGGTCCAGTGGGACCTGTGGGTCCAGTGGGACCTGTAGGTCCACGTAAATCAGCTGTTGTAAAGCCAAGGCCATCATCGGACGTAAACGTAACTATACCTGTAGCAGGAGCGTAACTTCCGCCCGTGAAGCCAGCACCTGTAGGACCAGTAGGTCCAGTGGGACCTGTGGGTCCTGCTACGGTACTGTCAGCACCTGCAGGTCCTGTTGGCCCAGTAGGTCCTGTGGGTCCTGGTACAGTACTATCAGCCCCAGCCGGGCCTGTTGGGCCTGTAGGACCTGTTGGTCCTGCTACAGTACTGTCCGCACCCGCAGGTCCTGTGGGACCAGTGGGTCCGGTAGCACCTGTCGGTCCAGTCGGTCCTGTTGGACCGTACAAAGCAATATTGGCAATAGTAGCTACATCATAGCCAATGATTTCTATGGCGTCAGAAACCGTAGCACCTGTGTTTAATACGATAGAGGTTTTGCTGGTAGCCGTGTAATCAGATGGAGACAGCAACAAACCATTTTTATAGACATCGAGGTAGGCTGCGTCCTGGTACTTTAGAGTAACCCCATTATCATCAGCACCACTGAACGTCGTCTGACCTGAGGTAGCAGTGAATTGGTAACGATTTCGTACACCTGAATTTGGTGTTTTACCTAAATACGACATTTAGTTATTCCTGCGTTAAGGACTGCCAAATGACATCTAGATCATCGGTCGTTTGAGCCGCATCAATTCTTGGATCAGACGTGACATCTCTGTAGTATTGTTTTTGTGAAACTATTTCAGTTGTGTCGGCGCCTGTTTCTAAGGCTCTCTGAAACTCAACATCTAAATCCAATAAAAACCTGGATCTCCACATACGCAAACGCCCACGGAGATGCTCTTTTGCCGTTTCCATATTGATATGGATTTGACCGTCAGCGATATACCAAGACTTTATGTATTTCTGTGACGGCAATTCACTATCATCTATGACCATTGGTTCTAAAGAAGAATCAATGTCTGCCGCAATTTCTTCTACTGTTTGATAGTTTGTTTCTGCAATCATGATTACAGGTAAGTCTATATCACCTGAAAAGTCATTTTTGTGGGCAACTATTTTCATTTATCACCACCATTGCACTATGGTTAGAGTTTCATATTCATAGCTGTTCCATGAAGGGCTCTGAACATAGAAATATGAATCCTTCTTAATCATAAAAGTGAATGACCCAGCCCAAGTATTACTGTTGACGTCATTTCCGTCTGATCCAATGTTTGAATAAGAAGTTGTGCTGGTTCCGGCCCTTACCGTGTATGAGTTGATGTAAGAGCCCTGGGCATAGATTGTCACAAACGAGTCTTGCCCTGCTTGATACCAAGTGTTTTCTGACCTTGTGGCGTTATCCTGGGTCTGATTGTAATCAGGAAACATCGCGATCGCCGGGGCAACGTTCGCTATCGTAGCTTTTTCCCACCGAGACTGAGACACGTCATAGACTGGGATTAGATCGGTATCGACAAAAGTGGTATCGGTGGTAAATGCAGTGAGGGCAGAGCCAACATTTGTTGCGTCAGTTACATCAGCACTGGCTTCAATACCGTCTAACTTAGTTCCGTCAGTTCCTACATCTCTACCGTCAACCGTTCCACTTATTGAAATATTACCTGTAACAGTCAATGTTCCAGTAAATGTATCGCTTTGATCACTTCTAAGGAACTGACTACTATCAAGTCCGTCTAAAGTTCCAGCGTCATAAGACGTTGACCCAGCGGGTCCAGTGGGACCTGTAGCTCCAGTGGGACCTGTGGGTCCAGTGGGACCTGCAACACCGGATGGTCCTGTTGGACCTGTTGGACCTGGTGGGCCTGCTACAGTTGAATCAGCTCCTGCAGGTCCAGTAGCTCCTGTGGGACCTGTTGGTCCTGCAGCGCCGGCGGGTCCAGTAGCTCCTGTTGGTCCTGCAGCGCCGGCGGGTCCAGTAGCTCCTGTTGGTCCTGTTGGCCCAGCTAAGGACACATCACCAACCGTTGCCTTTTCCCAACGTGATTGAGAAACGTCATAGACTGGTATTAAATCAGTGCTTTCATATGTGGTGTCAGTTGTGAAGTTAGTTAGTGCAGATCCGACATTGGTGGCATCAGTCACATCAGCTGACGCTTCTACACCATCGAGCTTTGTTCCATCGGTGGCTAAGTCACGACCGTCAACAGTTCCAGTAACAGCTATGTTACCCTCAACAGTGACACCTGCCTTGTATGTCGTAGCAGTGTAGATTTCCGATGGTAAATCTGAAGTTTGAACAGCGGCAGCTATATGAACAACATAGATATTATCGGTGCCAGTTGCAGGGGCTGATGTGAAAGTCAGGGTTGTTCCTAATACACTATAATCTATTGTTGGCTCCTGGAGTACGTCAGATATAACAACCCTAATTCCATTGGTTGTTGAAGGTTGTGATAATGTAAACTGCGTTTGTGAATTATCACCGCTAAAGGTATCTTTTACGATACTCGAATAAGCTTCGGCTGGAACATTACCAAGATATGCCATCAGGTTATCTCCAGGACAGACATCACAACATCGACAGATGATGCGGTGTTTGATTTCACCTTGATGGTATCATTTGTCTCCAAAACAACTTTCTGATCACCGCCAATGATTATCATAGAACCACCGCTTGGGACTGGTGCTTCTTTGATTAAATATGTGTCGTTTGTTCCGTCATTTACGGTTGCATCCACAAGTATTTGAGACGCTGTAGTGTTTGCCACCGTTAAACCAATAACAGTCACCTGAGTTGATGCAGCTACTGTATAGCTCCCAACAGAAGTAAGTGACGTCCCGATCGATCGAGACAACTTTCGTTTAAATGTGTTTGCCATTCTATATCACCCCAGTGCAATGGCGAGAGCCACCGCTGTTCCGGCTTGGTCTACGTCAAGGTTGGTCCGAGCTGTTGCGACGTTTGATAAATCTGAAAGGTTGTTAGTAGAGATCAAATCACCTACGCCATCTGGCCCTGTTGGCCCTGTAGGTCCAGTGGGACCTGTGGCTCCAACCGGACCAGTGGAACCTGTGGGTCCAACAGCACCAGTCGGCCCGGTTGGCCCGGTTGGCCCGGTTGGGCCTGTGGGGCCTGTGGGTCCAACCTCTTGAACTTCAGTCCATGCAGAGCCGGTGTAGTACTTTAGATTTCCACTAGTGCTGTTGTGATAGAGATCTCCAGCTGTAACAGCATCACCATTACCATCAACGGTGGGATCACTAGATAATGATCCTAAGTATATAGCTCTGAAGTTATTATAAGTGCTCGATGCTGATGATGCGCTCGATGAAGCACTACTGGCAGACTGTGAGGCTGATGTTGCACTGGTAGATGCTGATGATGCACTAGAAGATGCTGATGATGCGCTATTAGATGCTGAAGTTGCGCTGGCAGCTGCAGCTGATGCACTACTTTCAGCCTCGTCAGCTGCAGTTTGAGCTTCTTGTTTTAAAGTATCGATGTCTGCGACGTTCTGAGGTGTCTGACCACTACCAGAATAGAAGGAAGAACTCATCTTGCTACCTCGCTAATCTAAGTATTGTGCTGAGGCCTGGATCACCTGGACTGTGCCAGATGACTCAGCATCATCGGCTTGACCCTGGAGCTCGTTAGCAAGCTGGGTAAAACGACCCTCGAAGAGCTGACCTCTCTCGTCGAGGAAATAGTCAGCGGCAAATGACAGGGCGCCATATGCAATCAGATCTGAAGCTATAAGAGCGAGGTCATTTTCATCAGTATCTGATGTCATTACAGGAAATGATGAATAGTAGTTTAGGACTAAGCTTCCTGATGTAGGGGCAGGATAAATCTTGAACTTGCTACCTTGTCTCGTGAAATAGAGAGGCGTACCAGTCTCACCACCAACGCTGACATCGAGGAACCTATTCATAGAAACCCGGTTCACGCTGGTGTTTGAGTAATACATGTTGATGGCTTCGAGGAAGTCAGAAGGTATTGTCACCTCAGTCGTGGTGGTTGTTATCGCATAAGAATACGACTTCTCCATCGGAGGTATCCGCAGGTTACGCTCGATCCTGGTTATGCTTTGAGTAATAAAGGTGTCAGCCAAAGCATCACTGCAATCACTGCGGTTCAGTAGTTCTTTAAAGTGTGTTCGGAGTTCACCTTTATTCATTATTTACGACCTTTTCATCGGTGCTTTTTTACATTCGCCCATGAGCTTGCAGGTGACCGGGGTCTTGCAGTCCTTGCAGGGTTTGAAGATGCCTTTGTCACTGTAGCCGTCCATGCCTAGATCCTTTTGTTGGTTGCCATGAAAGCATCCAGGTTTTGCTCTTTGAGACGTTTGACGATCTCGGCACCTGTTACCTCATAAATGTTGAAGCCTTCGCGCATCCATTGTTCCACGACCGCAGTTGGTAT